AAGTGAATTAAAAGAATTTAAAGAGCAAGAACAGAAGAAACAAGCAATCTTACACGATTTAGGATTATTGGCTACACAGTCACATACACTATCTCATATGTTTGCAGAACTTTCTATGAAGCAAGAAAAGAACAAGAAAGATCTTGAAGCAAAGTATGGTAACATAGAAGTTAACCTAGAAGATGGAACTTTTAAATTAATCACAGATGAAAAGAATTAGTAAACACATATCTTACAAAGAAGCAGTTGGTTCTAATTATGCTAAACAAAAAGGCATAAAGAATAAACCAAATGAAGAACAAGTTGAGAATATGAAACTATTAGCTGAAAAGGTGTTTGAGCCATTAAGAGAGTGGGTAGGGTGTCCAATTAAAGTTAATAGTATGTTCAGATCTCAAGAACTTAATTCTGCTATTAAGGGAAGTTCTACAAGCAGCCATATGAAAGGTCAAGCAATGGATATTACAAGTATGGGTGGAAAGTCTAATTTAGAGATGTTTCATTGGATAAAAGACAATTTAGAGATTGATCAGTTGATATGGGAGTTTGGCTCTGAACCTAAATGGTTGCACGTTTCTTATAACAAAGACAACAACAGAAAACAAGTATTAGTAACTAAAAAAAGAGGTGTTTATTACACTTATTAATATGGTAACAGACTACAGAACACTTTTAATTAATTTAGGAACATTTATTTTTTCAATGTCAAACGTTGATGTATTTTTAAAGATCACACTTTTACTTTTAACTATTGGGTATACCGCACATAAGTGGTATTTAATGAATAAGAACAATGGAAAAAAGTAAAAAGAAGTTTAAAGATACAAGGGTAGGTAAGTTTTTATCTAAAGCTGCACCAAACATTCTTAAAGGTGTTAGTGATATTATACCAGATGCTGGTATTTTAAAGCTAGTAGGTGGTCTTATAAGCAAAGATGATGCTATCACACCTAAAGATAAAGAAGAAGCCTTAAAACTGCTTGAATTAGATATTATAGAAATACAAGAGGTTTCTAAAAGATGGTCAAGCGATATGTCTAGTGATAGTTGGCTCTCAAAGAATGTAAGACCAATGATGTTAATATTCTTAACTGTATCAACTTGGTTACTTATACTAATGGATAGTTTAAATTTAGAATTTGGTGTAGGTTCTGAATGGATAGATTTACTTAAATCTTTACTTATTACAGTTTTTATAAGCTACTATGGATCAAGAGGAATTGAAAAATACCAGTATATCTCCAAGAAATAGAATACTATACCAAAATCATTATCTTTTATTTTTAAGTATTTCTATATTTTTTTTAATATATATTTTTAGATTTATATTTATATATATATTTCTAATTATTTATTTTATATATTTGAAGTAATAAAAAAGTGTAAAGTTATTCAAAAAATCAGACTTAAACAAATAAAAGATGGAAAACACAAAATGTATTCAAGTAAGAAAAGATTATTACCTATTAATTGTAGATGATAAATCACTAGGTGAGTTTGAAAGAAGTGAGTTAAGACATATTTTAGAAGTTATAGATAATGCCATCTAAACCAAGCAGAAGCAAAATAGTAAAAAAACTAGATGCTATATTTAGCCAGTACATAAGGTTAAAGGATGCAGATCACAATGGTGATGTTACTTGCTTTACTTGTGGTAAGGTATCACACTATAAAAAAGGTATGCAATGTGGTCACTTTCAATCAAGAAAACACTATGCAACAAGATGGTTAGAAAAAAATGTTGCGGTGCAATGCGTGGGTTGTAATATGTTCAAAGCTGGTGAACAGTATTTATTTTCAAAGTACCTGGATGAAAAGTATGGTGATGGTACTGCTGAAGAATTATATATAAAATCAAAAGAAACTGTAAAGTATTCTAATGATGAACTACAAGATATGATAAAACACTATAAAGACTTGGTAGATAGTTTATAAAAGACTATCTTTAACTATTCTGTTTTGTTAAGGGAAAGGGGTTTGGCTATATGTCAAGCCTTTTTTTTGCTTTTATAGTTTTGTTATTAAATATTTTGTTTATATTTGTTTATTATTAATTTAAACTTAACAGAATGAGAACACAAAAACACGATTTAAAAGATGAAATATTACATCTTGAAATAGAGTTAGTTAAAGCAAAGCTAAACAAAGATCACATTACACAACTATCTATCAATAAAAGATTAGATGATGCAAAATCAACCTTAATAAATATTCAGTAATGCAAACTAACTTTTCACAAGAAACTGCACAGACTAAATTTGATGAGTATACATATAGGATAGAAGCCTTATGTAATAGAATAGAAGAATTAAAAGCACAAATAGAAGTATCACAAATATTTAAACAAAATGGATAGAGAAAAATTATTAGATTTGTACAAAAAGTATGAACTTGAAAAAACCGATGTATACAAACATCAACACTATGTTATAATCACACGACAAGGTATTGAAAAGATTGCCGCAAAAGAAAACATTGCAATCAATTATGAGGTTGTAAAATGTGAACCTAACTTTGCAGTTGTAAAAGCATATGCAAAAAAAGAAGAAGTACAAATTGAAACATTTGGTAGTGCATTAAAAGGTGCTAACTATAAAGATGGTAATTGCAACAGTTGGTACGTTATGGAAATGGCAGAAAAACGTGCTTTATCAAGATCAGTTTTAAAACTAACTGGTTTCTACGAGTTAGGTGTATTTGGTGAAGATGAAAGTGATGATTTTAAAAGAAAATAATATGATAGAAATAAAACAAGAATTTAAAGATTTAATACCACCTTTAACAAAAGAAGAATTTAAGCAATTAGAAAATAATTGTATGAGTGAGGGTATAAGAGAAAAAATACTTACTTGGAATGGTTTTATTATAGATGGACATAACCGTTATGAAATAGCCACCAGGTGGGATTTAGATTTTGAAACCGAAAGCAAACATTTTGATAATGAAGAAGCGGTTAAGGAATGGATGATACTAAACCAATTTGGTAGAAGAAATTTAAGCAACTACCAAAGAAGTGTTTTAGCATTAGAACTTGAAGATGTTTTTAGTAAAAAAGCAAAGGAAAATCAAGGTAAAAGAAACGACATTAAGCAGATATCTGCGGAAAGTAAACCTATAGAAACAAGAAAAGAACTATCAAAGGTTGCATCAGTTTCACACGATACTATTGCTAAAGTAAAAAAGATACAGGAGAAAGCACCAGAAGAAGTAAAAGCAAAATTAAGAACTGGTGAAGTAAGTATTAATGCTGCTTATAAAGAAATTAAAAAAGAAGAAAAGAAAGCTGAAAAAGAAAACGAAAGAGATAGACTAGCAGAAATCGGAAAAAACAAAAAGATTGAAATTGATTTTAGATTAGGTGATTTTGAAGAAGTTTTTAAAGACATACCAGATGGTAGTATTGATTGCATTATAACAGATCCACCATATCCAAAAGAGTTTATTGAGGTTTGGAGCAAACTATCAAGGTTTGCAAAAAGAGTATTAAAACCAAATGGATATTGTGTTGCTTATTCTGGTCAAATGTATCTCCCAGAAGTAATGAAAAGAATGTGTGAGAATTTAGATTACTACTGGACATTTGCGGTTTATCACGAAGGTCAAACACAAATTGTTAATGGTATAAATTTAATGTGCAGATGGAAACCAGTTTTAATATTTCAAAACGGAAAAAAGAAAATAGAAAATACATTTCAAGATTATTTTATTTCAGAACAAAGAGAAAAGAATGGTCACGACTGGCAACAAAGTAAAAGTGGTGTTGCTTATTTAATAGAAATGTTTACTAAAAAAGGTGATACAATATTAGAACCATTTGCTGGAAGTGGAACAACAATGATTGTGGCAAAAGCAAAAGGTAGAAATGTAATTGGTGCGGAAATAGATGAGAAAACATTTAATATTGCTAAAGCATTAATATAGTGACTAAAAAGGAAAATACATTTAATAGAAAAAATGACTTATACTTTAGTCAATGGATTAGAAATAATTTAGATGATGCACATACTGGGTATAGGTGTTATGATTTGGATTTTGTTCTATGGCACAAAACAAATAAAAAAATTATGCTTGTAGAATTAAAAAGCCATAATGCAGAAGTAAAACCAGACCAAAGGTATATGCTTGGATTATTGGATAAATGGATTAAAAAAGGCATTTCAAAAGATTGGAAATTTTATGGAACAAATTTAATTACCTTTGAAAAAAATAATTTTGAAGATGGTAAGTGTTTTTTAAATAACGAGGAAATAAAGGAAAAAGATTTAATGGATTTTCTTAATTTTAAAACAAAATAAAACACGAGGTATTGCGTGTAATGACAATACCAAATTTAAACTATATATTATGAGTGCAATTATCAACGGAAGTATTAGAGTAGATAAACTACCAAAAGAAAAATTTATTAAGGGTCGTGACGGCGCGGTGTACTACAATTTCACAATAGCAATACAAGATGAAACTAGGTATGGAAACAACGTAGCTTTTATGGATAGCCAAACCAAAGAAGAAAGAGAAGCAAAGGTTGCTAAAAACTATCTTGGAAACGGTAAGGTGGTATGGATGTCATCACCAGATGGTGTAACGGTTGCTGAAAGAGATGATCAACCACAAGCAGTGGCAGAACCAGCAAGTGATGACTTACCATTTTAATTAGCCTAACTTTAAAAGGTGTGAGTTTTTAACTTGCACCTTTTTTTTATATATTTAACAAATGACAGAAAAAGAAACAGAACAGAATATGTTGATGGAGTTTATTGCAGATACTTGCAAGATAGACATTGACGAAAAAATAGATTATCCACCAGTATGTTTAAGCTATGGTGAAAAGGTTTTACAATCAGATAAAGGTGATTTACTTATACCAATAGCTTTAGGTACTTTTGGCAATCTTTCAGTAATTACTGCACCACCAAAGACCCGTAAAAGTTTTTTTTGCTCTTTACTTGCAAGTGCTTATTTAAGTGGTTCAAATATTTACGGTGGACAAATAAAAGGACATAGAGGTAATGGTGATTTAATTTATATAGATACAGAACAAGGAAGCTGGCACGCATCTAAAGTGTTTAAAAGACCATTAGATATGGATAGCAACATACCTAAAGATAAATACCATACGTTTGCATTACGTACAGTAGCTTTTAAGGAACGTTTAGAGTTTATTGAATACTATTTAAAGGAACATATAAAAGAACCATCACTTTTAATTATAGATGGTGTGGCTGATTTGTGTGCAGATGTAAACAACATAGAAAAAAGTAATGAATTAGTAAGTGCATTAATGAGAATAAGCCAACAACAAAACGCACATATCATTTGTGTGATACATCAAAACTTTGGTAGTGCTAAACTTGGTACTGGGCATTTAGGTTCTGCACTTGAAAAGAAGGCGGAAACTGTCGTGATTTTGGAAGCAAACACAGTAAACAAAGATTGGACAACGGTTAAGTGTGGTAGAAGTAGAGGGTACTCTTTTGAAACATTTAGCTTTGAAGTAAACGAAAAAGGATTGCCAACAATAGTAAATGATTTATATGATCCGTTAAAATGATATGGTAAAAAAAACAATGATATTAGTTGCTAAAAAGCATAAAGAGTGGGTAGAAATAGTTTTATCCTTTGGTTGTAAACAAGAAACTGCTGAAGATATTGTACAAGAAATGTATTATAAGATACAACTGAAACTTGAAAAAGGTTTGGATATAATGTACAATGAAGAAGAAATAAACTACTACTATATTTTTAAGACTTTAAGAACATTGTTTTACGATTTAAAAAGAAAAGGTAAAAACATTACTATGGTTTCTATGGATGACATACACTTAACCACATCAGATGTAAACTACCAGGAACCATATGATAAAATACAAGAAGAACTATCAAAGATGTTCTGGTATGATAGAAAGGTGTTTGAAATAATAAATGATGGTGAAAGCATTGCAGAATTTTCTAGGAAAAGTTTAATACATTACTATTCACTTTACAACACATACAACAAAGTAAAAAGCAAACTAAAAAAACTATTATGAAAATAGGAAACATTATTTATTACATCACAAAGTATACTGGTATTAAATACCTGGTAGATAAATACCACAAGTTAAGAGGTACTAAATGTAATTGTAACAACAGAAGAAAAAAGTTAAACGAAATAAAAATTGAAAGATGGTAAAATTTACTAAAGAAGATTTTGAAAGCTGGAGTGACTTTAGGTCAGAACCAAAGAACACTTTACAACCTAATGAGTTTGAACTTATATGCCAGTTACACGCAAAGTACTACAATCATAAATATCACAAACCTTGCACTTGCAATCCAAAGAAAATAAAGTTGTGGATAAAGCAGCTTAACATAATTTGGAACAATGGGAATTAAAAAAATTAATGAGTGGGAAAAGGCAGTTGTGTTTTTGCTTAACCTTGATGGGTGGGAGTTAGAACATTGTGGTGATGGTTATTCTAGGTATGATGCAAAAGGTAAAACACCAAAGGGTGTTGATTGCGTTATAGAGATGAAATTTAGAAACAAGTACTATGAAGATAAAATGTTAGAAAAAGACAAGTACGATGCTCTAATGGCTTTAGATGATGTTGTAAAGATATTCTTTGTAAATGATCCTAAAGGAAACTTTATGTATTACCTCAACACTTTAGAGATGCCAACACCAGTAAAAAAGTACTGCCCAGATACAACAATGTGGACAAAGAAAAGACTTTTAAAAGATGTGTATTTGCTTAAAGAAAACCAAGCGGTAAGAATAAATATAAATATAGAACCAAATTAGTTGTTAAATGTTTTGTTTATAAAGTAAAATAGTGTTACTTTGCATAAAAATAACATTATGGAAGTAAACAAAGCAGCTTGGGAAAAGTTAAGAAAGCAAATAGAATATCATACTGAACAAGATAGTGAGATTACTGATGTACATATTAACTACCAAGTAAAACAAGGAAAAAAGAATTATTTAAAACTTAACATAACAATAGATGATTTTACTAATTGATGCAGATAGCTTAATTTTTGCAAGTTGCTATCGTAAAAGAGAAACACCAGATGACGAACTATACTACACAAACATAGAAGATAGTAGAGCAAAGTTTGATGAGCAATTTATGTCTATTGTTAATCACCTAGAAGATAAATACCCTATAGATAAAATTTTAACCTTTAGTGGTTCAAAGGGTAACTTTAGAAAACTAATTACACCAAAGTACAAAGCCAACAGAAAGAAACAAGAACTGCCACCTTTATTAGATGAGATGCACCAATTTGTAAAAGACCACTACGATAGTATTTGGGGTTACGGTGTAGAAACAGATGATATGGTTGCAAGGTACTGGAAGCAAATTAGCGATGATATTGGTAGAGATGAGGTAATGATTGTTTCAATAGACAAAGACTACAAACAGTTTCCTTGCTTAATGTACAACTATCACTACAAGCATAAAGTAATACTAGATATATCTGAAGAAGAAGCAATGTACAATTTCTATGAGCAATGCATTGTTGGTGATACCGCAGACAATGTAAACTACTTTAAAGGTAAGGGTAAGAAGTTTGCAGAAAAACATTTTAAAGACTGCACAACAAAATACCAATACACAAGAAAGTTATATGAATTATTTAAACTAGAATACAAAGGGAAGGCTAGACAAAAATTTGTTGAGTGCTACCACCTTTTAAAATTAAGAACAGAATGAAAATATTAAACCTATATGCTTGTTTGGGTGGAAACAGATACAAGTGGGATGAAGTTACAGATGTAGATGTTACTGCGGTAGAATTAGATGCGGAATTAGCCAGACTATACCAAGAAAGGTTTCCTAATGATAAAGTTATAGTTGCCGATGCACACCAATATTTATTAGACCATTACCAAGAATATGATTTTATATGGTCATCACCACCTTGTCCCACACATAGTAGAATGAATTACACTTTTAAAAATAGAAATAATTTTAAAATACAATATCCAGATATGAAGCTTTACCAAGAAGTTATTTTTTTAAATAATTTTTTTAATGGCAAGTATGTAGTTGAAAATGTTATACCTTATTATGATTTATTAATACCTGCAAAAAAACGAGATAGGCATTTATACTGGACAAATTTTAATTTACCTAATAGTTTAAGCAAAAGAATACCACCACAAATGAATTGTAATAAAAACATAACTAAAAAAATGTCTGAACAATTTATTGATTTTCATTGTATAAATTCTTTAATAAAAAAATATAAAGGAAAACAAGATAAAGGAAAAATAGCAAGAAACCTGGTAGACTATGAAGCTGGTAAAACAATATTAGAAACAGCATTAGGAATAATAAGAAAATCAAATATAAAACAAACTGAATTATTTTAATATGAAAGATAAAATAGTAGAAGATTTAAAAAGAGAATTTGATATAAGAAGTTGTGTAGGAATAGACAAATACAAAACAACACTACAAGACAATAACAAAGATGATTTTTTGCAGCACCTAAAAGAAGAACTAATGGATGCAGCTTTATACATACAAAAACTACAAAGCAAATGAATTACAACACAATACCAACAATATTAGAAACACCAGAACAAGTAAGTGAATTACTTATTACTTTAACTGGCATAGATATATACAA